CTGTGACCGCACTATCAGAGGCCAGGGTTGCGCCCCGGATGAGCAGCATGCAGCCCTTGGCGCCGAGCTCCCCGCCCTCCTGTGACTGGATGTAGGACAGCAGTCGGCGGCAGTAGGCAGCGTTCACGTGGATAGCAATGAGCTCGGCCCCATCGGCTGGCTCGGAGCTCTCCTTCTCGACCCGGTACATCAGGCTGCCCGTGGCTGCGTCATGGAACATGCACACCCGGCAGGCACCGTAGTCCGGGTCCCCGGCCACGCCTGTGACCGGGCCCGAAGCGTCGGCGTAGGTGATCACGACAGGACCTCCTTGGCTTGCTGTGCGCGGCCACGCATGGCGAGCGAGGCGATAGCCAGGGCCTTGGCCTGCTCCCTGCCGTTGGGGTAGATGGCCTCCACAGAGACCACTAGGTTGCCGTTCCTGCCCAGTGTGGCGGCGAACACACGGCCCTTGGCGGTGAAGACGGAGACCATGCCGCAGGCGGCTTCGATCAGCATCTGACCGGCATCAGACCGGCTCTTGCCTCGCAGGTCATAGGTGTTCAGGACGTCCAGCAAGGCTCTGGCGGGGTGGTTTTCGTGGATCATGGTGATATCACTCCTGGTGATGAATTGAGTGCCCTCGGTCGAGCACAAGGGGGATGATGACAGTTGGCGCAGGTCATGTCAAATCGACCTGACAGACGGTTGGTCCAGAAACGGCAAGGGCCCGGTGAAGGGGCCCTTGCGAGATCTAGGACGATTCAGCAAGCTGTGCTGTAAGTCTCTTTGAGGGTGTCGACCAGTCTGCTGGCCTCCGCCCGATCGTCAGTCACGGACAACCTGTGATAGCCACGTCCGTGAACGTGGATGACGTACAACCCCGGACGGGATAGGCCAAACAGCAACCTGGAGCCGGCCTTGGTCTGGCAGTCCTCGATGATCTGCGCCCCATTCACGTACAGCTCGATCACGGTGAGGCGTTGCTCGTAGAGCGGGTCGCGTGGAGTAGTGACGAGTGTCTTCATGACCAATCCCCTTCTCTGTCATGCCTGGTGGATCAGCCTCAGGAAGCCGAAGAGCTCCCTGGCGTCGCCAATCGAGTTGGTGATTCCGGCCCGGAGGTAGCCCTGGCGGAAGTACAGGACCACGCAGGTTCCTTCGCGATCACGGTAAAGGCTCAGCGTGCCGCCGTCAGGGCACTCGATGTCCTCAAGGCAATCAGAGGATTCGGTCACGCTGCGGATGAAGGAGAGCTGCTCGGCCCTGTTCAGGTCGCCGGGCCGGGAAATGATGGTGTGCATGGCTTGGTTACTCCGCGTAGAGGTTCGCGTTGACGAAGAAGTCGTACTTGTCGGCAATGGGTGAATAGTGATCATTCATCCAGAGCTTGAGGTTGTCGTTGCGGCCCACCGTGCAGGCATGTGCACCGCTTGCGGTGATGTACCTAGCGACGGTCACTCCGTTTGAAAACTCGCGAGCTTCCATGAGCTCCGAGCCAGTTAGAATCTCGGCGATCTCGGCAAGCTGCTTGGGTCTGTCTTTCGATGCAATGACGATGGACATGGTTGTCTTCCTTGGTTGAGCCCGGAGCGGATCTCGTGGGCATGGGGGTATTGTGTCAGCAATGGGTCTGTGTGTCAATCCCTGCCGACGAGTGGTAGGTTATGCCATCTCGGCGACCGGGGTTCGCCCCCCAGCCACAGGTAACCACCAATGACTCGCGGCCGTAGGAGCTGATGCGGTCTCCGCCGATCTCGTCACGGAGGTCGTCCAGGAAGTCGCGGCACATGGATTCTGTGCCGTCGTAGAAGACCTCGCCGAGGCGTTGGTAATTGGCCACTGGGTGCGATCCGGCTTGCTCGACGATGTACATGTCGATGGTTGGGGCTGCGTAGTGAACCACATGGTATCCGTACTCCATGATCGATAACTCCTTGACTGAGGAAGGGGGTTCCGAAGAACCCCGATTGATCACATTACTTGTTGACGTTGACGGTCAGGTTGACTTGTGGTCGCGAGCACACGTCGCACTGGGGCTTGGTCTTCGGGGCCGGCTTCCGCTTGGGTTGCGGCTTCACCTTCGGCAGCTCCTGAGCCTTCGGCACGATCTCGTAGGCGACGCACTCTTGCAGGCGGATCGTGGTCACCATGCGTTGCAGGGCGCCGCCGCGAGACCCTCCTATGGAGCCGCCAGACCCGGAGCTTCCATTGGCCCCGAAGGCCAGGGCACCGCTGGTCGAGACCGTCAGCACTGTTGTGGTCTCGTGAATCTTGTGGCCGATCAGCTGAGTGAGGCCAGGCATCACCTCCACGCGGCGGTATGGCTCATCCAGGTCCGGGGCCAGCCACTGATTCTCACCTAGGGGCACGTTCGAGTCCCAGATGAGGCCAATCACACGGCCGTGAATGTCAGTCGACATCACCTTCTGGCGCGGACCGCAGTAGGGGTCAGCCACACGGCTGATCTCAGCCGAGGGGGCCACCATCGCAGCGGCGGGCACTGTGACCGGGTTGATGCTCAGGCTCTTGTTGTTGTAGCTGTACCCGCCCGTGGCAAGGCTGGTGTGCGGGGCGAGCTGGATACCGCCCACGGATCCGCCCGTGGCCGTCTGACCCTGTTGCTGGCCCTGCTGCTGCTGTGCATGGGCCTCCGGGCTGACACCGTTAACCGAGGCGACAGGGTTGTTGCTCGTGTTGGTGGTGCGGTTGTCCGAGTTGGTCTTGCAGGCATTGACGCCCACACAGTCGGCGCCCGGGGTATTGGTGGCCAGGGCCGGGGTGGCGATTAGGGCCAGGGACAGGGCGATGATGGTTTTCTTCATGGTTACTACTCCTTTGAGAGCGGGGTACCCCAGAAAGGCCCTGAGGCGCGGCGTGTGTTGAGATTCTGCTTGCTTCCGGACTTCCGGTCAACCACCGTTCGTCAGTTCAGAAGGTCTTGTAGCATTCTTGCTGCGGTGTAGCACCCGCTCACCATGATGATGGCTACGGCGATCCACTGTTGGTTCATTGCTCTAGCACGTCCACAACTTGGTGATCTACGCCAGTTGCCTCGGACAAGTGAGCCGCCTCGCGCTTGGCAGCCACCTCACTGTGATAGCCAGTGGACTCGTAGCCATGCCCGTCTGTGATCGCGTATCTGCCATACTCCAGCTCGAATTCAGGGTCCCTGGTATTGGCCACCAGCACCCGCGTACCCGCCCTCGTAGCTGCCACCCATCCATCGGGGTGAAATAGGACGTCCTCGTATCCGTTCTGCTCCATCAGCTTGCGAGCTGCTTGCTTCTGAGTTTCTGTGATCATGATTCGTACTCCGTTTGGGTTGCTTTCGCAGCGTATCTCGCTGCGATGGAGTGAATCCTACGCGCCTCTCCTGTCCGTGTCAACCCCGGTACACCGCAATAGACAAAAAAGGGGCCAGACGGCCCCTTTCCCCTGATGGACGGCTTTCCTCAGACCACTGTCAGCCCTTCCACACGGCGCTGCACGCCGTTAACATCGGCGTCCATGTCATCGGTCAGCAGGGACAGCACCCCGTTCGTGTTGGTCACGGACAGCGTCATCCGGCCACAGGACTTGTTGCCCAGAAGCTCTGTGCCTCGCATCTCGACAGAGACCCCGAGGACCTCATCGGCGGCGTAGCGCTTGCCGTAGGTGGACTGCCTGTCGCCGACCTTGGCCCAAGACTGGTCCACGGCGATGTTGGCGACCCGGTATGGCCCCGTCAACATGTTGCCACGCACCTCGGTGGACTGGGCGTCGTTACCCAGATACACATGGGCTTGGGCCGTGGTACCAACAGCCAGGCTCACCCGGTTGTCAATGAAGGCGATGTCCTTCGTTCCGCAGTAGGCTTGCAGGCAGCCCTGACCTTCGGCGACGGCCGAGTACAGGTGGTTGCCGACTACATCGACCGTGGATGTCCCATAGGCCGTGTGCACACCACTGGACTTGAAGTCCACAATCTGATTGCCCACTACATACCCGTTGGTCGCCGAATCCTGCATCGAGACCCCACGGGTGTTGCCCGTGATCACGCAGCCGGAGACCTCAAAGTCATCCACGGCGCTCAGGCTCACGCCGTAGTAGCCGCCCTGGATGAAGCAGTCCTTGAGGTACGCGCCCTTGGCCCAGGTCCGAACACCCACCGGCACCTTGTTGGCCTGGTAGTGCGTCCTCTGGTTGTTGAGCAGCGTGCCCGCCACCTCCACACAGGAGATCCCGGCGCCGCCCGTGGGCTGGTTCCGCTCGTCAGCCATGATGAAGGTGCAACAACGGGCCTCCAAGCCGCCAGATCCAGCCGTGCCCGATGCCTTCACGCTGACGCAACGAGATCTCCCCTCTGGAACCTTGTAGTTACCGGCCACGCGGCTGTTCCATGCGCCAGGGTAGTTCGGCTCGCCAGCGAACAGGCACCCCTCAAGGATGAGCTTGCCTTCACATGCGTAGGCGTAGAGCAACGCCTCCATCTGGGCGGTCTCCGTTCCCTTCAGGATGAACACCGTATCCTTGAACCTCAGGTCGTTCTTCCTGTCACGGGGGAGCAGGCCGGCCCGAGCCGTGGCCGTCGGCTCAATGACGAACACCCCGCCGACGATGCCGACCGTGTGGTCGTGGATCACCAGCTGCTGACCACGGATATGGAAGAGCTGGCCGGTCAAGTCGAAGACACTCCCGGGCTTGGCCAACTCGAACTGGTCCCTCAGGATGGCAACGGACTGCGGAGCATTCAGCTCCCACGTGTTGTGCCCGCCAGTGGCTCTGACGAGACCCGAGGTGTCGCGAGGCTTCGCTGGCAGGGCCTGCGTTGGCCTCAACTCCATTAGCCCGCCGGGGGCCGTGCTTTGATACGGCATTGGAAACATCCTTTAACGATTTTTGAGGGACGAGCACCACTCATCAAAGCGCTCGATTGTTACATCTCCGCCAATTTTACCCCGAAGGATCGAGGCCAATTGCGGCAGCAGGTGGCCGTACTGGCAACCCACGCCAGCGGCTGTGCACGCCCGGGTCATTGCTGACTGGTCCACGTCGATTCCGATTACCAGGCGCCGCATGATACCTCTGAGCACCCCCGTGGTTGTGACTGGCCACCACACATCGGCGACGGCCGGTGTCTCCTTCGGCAAGCTCAGCTTGGCGTACTGTCCGGAGGTGTCGATCATGGCCACGATGGGCTTGGTGCCGTTGGCCATCACGTGTGTGGTCATGGAGTCTGCCTGGCCCCACGGGAGTCCGAGTTTTGCGGCCCACTTGTCCGTAACGAGGAGGCTGATCTTGTCGGTCCAGGAGATTCTGCACCATTGTCGGCCGTTCTTGTCGATAACGATGCGGGCCTGGCGCGTGGAGGGCAAGAGGCAAGGAACGGCTCCGGACATCTTGCGGCTAGCGTGAACGGTCATGGGCGGCTCGGCGTTGGCCAGGATGTGCTCGGACTTTGTCCGGACCACGAACATATGGCCGCATACGTCGCACCACCTTGCCGAGGCGTGGCAACCAGTCTCGCACACTGGGCAGTATTTCTTGATGGCTTCGCCGGCTCCCTTGGCCTTTCGTCCTGGGATCCTAGGGTTGTCGATAGGACCACACCTTCCGGAGTTGTCCGTGTAGTCGAGCACAAGGCAGTCGACCTTGTTCGGGTGGATCCGGGTTCCGCGGCCAAGGATTTGGACCCACAGCGCCGAGGACTTGGTTGGCCGGAAGCAAGCCAGCACGTCGATGTCCGGGACGTCGAACCCGGTCGTTAGCGCTGACACACTGACCATCCAGCGGAAGGCGTTCTGGTTTCGGAAGGCGTCGACCAGCCCCTTCCGTTCGCTCTTTGGAGTCTCACCCGTCACGAGGGCGCAGGTCTCACCGAGCCCCTTGAGCAACTCGGCGATCATCTGGGCGCAGCGAACCGTAGGGGCGAATACGATGCCCTTCCGGCGCCCCTCCGCATCCTTCAGCATCTGCGGCACCAGCTCAGACAGCAGCGGCTCAATCCTGTGCGAGGCGTCACCTTCGGAGTAGTCGCCGTTGGCGGCCAGCTTGACGCCCTCCATGTCGATGACGGACACAGGTCCGGCCACCAGCGGGGACAGGTAGCCATCACCCAAGAGTCGTGCAAAGGCATCCGGTGTGCCAGCCGAGTAAATCTCATCCTGGAACACGCCAGCCCCGATCAGCGGCCCATCCATCCTCCACGGCGTGGCGGACATGCCGATCAGCTGGACATCTGGGTTTGCTTCGCGGATGCCTGCGAGCAACTGGCCGTACATGGTCTTCGGATCCGCAGACACCAGGTGGCACTCGTCGATGATCACGCGATCGAACTTGCCAGCCGCGCCAGCGTGACGGAAGGCTGACCCCACGGAACACACGACAGCCTGACGCGCCCAGTCCTTCCGGCCGACGGATGCGGACACGATGCCGACAGGCTGGCCGATCAGGCGCTCAATGGCGGCGCCGTTCTGCCTGACCAGATCTCCATTGTGGATAGCGTTCAGCACCCGGCCGCCATGCCCCAATGTGTCAGCCACGACCTGTGCGATGACGACACTCTTCCCCGCCCCCGTGGGCAGGTTCACGACGCCGGCGCGGCCGGCGTAGGCCCTGATGGCGTCGATTGCTTCTTGTTGATACCAGCGCAGTTCCATGGAGCGTCCGCCTCATTACTTGATTGGAGCGTAATTGTGGCACAACTGGTCGCCAGATGCAATGCCGCACGTCACCATTCCGTTGCCACCAAACTCCGCGTGCACACAGGTCCGACACGAGGCGATAGGGTCCCGCCCCCCGTGGCAGAACGCCCTGTGATCGCAGAACTTGCAGCGGTAGTCAGTGTCCACTAACTTCGGAGGGATCAGGCCATGGGTGATGTCTGTGGCCAGGTTCAGGGACTCCGTGGGTTCGCCGTCGTAGTTCACTAGGTACGCCTGAATGGCGTCCGTATCCTTGCACGAGGCTAGGTACAGGGCCTGGTCGAGACCGAGGCCGTGCATGCCGCACTGCATCTGGGCCATGTGCTCGGGCTTGATCTGGCCATCCTTCTCGAGCTTGTCCCATGCCTTCCGGTTCATGGTCTTGAACTCGAGCACGGCCAGGGATCCATCCTTCAGCCGGATCACGCCGTCCACGGAGCCTTGGAGGTCGCCGGTCTTGTAGGAGATTTGGCCACCGCTCTTGCTGATCAGCTTGAGGGTGAATCCAGCTACCTGCAGGCAGGCGGCCAAGCGAGCCTCCTCCATGTGCCCCCGGTTGAATAGGCGGACCATACGGCCGTTCACAGCGGCGTCCAGGGAGGCTTTTCGGTAGGACAGGGCGACGGCCCGTGGGCACTCCTTGCCAATTACACTGGCGCCAAGGTGTGTCCGCTCCTTGTTGACTTCCTCCTTCCAGTCTGTGCACTTGTCCAGCCATGCGGCTTGGGCGCGCCGCCAGGCGGCGGGGTCGGCAGCGACCGCTTCGTCGATTGCCGTCTCGATGTCCTTGCGGCGCTGTGGCCGAGGTCTCAGGAATTCCTCAAACATGATCACGTCCTCTTGAAACGAGAAGGCCCGGTTTCCCGGGCCAGGTGTGTTACGCGTATCGCTTGATGTACTCCGCCACGTGGATCAGGGCTGCGGACTTGGTGAACCAGTAGTCCACCCCGATGGTGGCTTTGTGCCTCATGACCGTCGGATATGAGTCCTCCGGGGTCTGATAGACGGCGAAGTAGCCGTCTGTGGTCTTGCCTTCCACGATCAGCCGGGACCGGGACCGGATCTTGGCCGCCTCGATGGCGGCCAGGGTGTCATCATTGAACATTCTGGCCTACCTCTCGATCAGAACGGGATGTCGTCGTCGCTGAACTCTGCGTCTTCGATGTCCTGCTGAGACACCGTCTTGGCCGGGGCTTTCTCTGCGGCGGGCTTGGAGGCAGCCGGCTTAGCCGCAGGATTCTTGGCTACAGGCTTGGTGGCACCTTCGGCCGGGCCAATCGGGCGGAACCGAGGGGACGGGTCGTAGCCATCTTGCTCTTCCATCTTGACCCAGGTCTTCACGCGGAGGCCAATCAGGGCGCTCGGGTTGGCGGCCTTTGCTCCACTGTACTTCAGGATCATGGCCAGGGATTGTTGAGCGATCTTGGCAGCTGTAGACGTGCCGCCGCCGTGACCAACCAGCAGGTCCCAGAATCCACTCTCGCCGGAGTCAGCCTGCACGCGAAGTGTCAGCTTCTGGTAGCCGGCCCTGGTTTGACGCATCTCGGCATTCTTGATGGTCAGGTTGTATTCACCGTTCTCGGTGAACTTCTTGAACCCACCTCCCGCGGATTCATTCTCTGCCACTGCTTGGTTTTGGAATTCGGCGCTGTTGACTGCGGACCAGAAATCGAACGACATGGTACTTCTCCTTAGAGATTGAGGCTTTGGCTCTTTGGCTACCCGCCTCGTGGTTGATGCTTGGGTGTATTGTGCTGCTTTACTGCTGATTCGTCAACTACCGCTCATCGGGTCGATGCGATGGCGTTGGTGATTTGCTGAAACAGGTCCTTAACTCCGTCCAGAAGGCCGAACTCAGCACTTCCGAACATCAGGACTGCGAGTGTGATTGCGATTGCTGCGATACCGCCGGTTCCGTTGTTCATGGTGATAACCCATTGATGTTGCTCGAGATCCCGGGGCGTTGCCCCAGGGTGTGATCGAAACTATACGCTGCTCAGAAGCTGCTGTCAAGACCGTTCATCGAGTTGACGAGCGGGGCCGTGGCCGCCAGGTCGTACTGCTTGAACATGAAGCCGCAGTAGCCTTTCTCCAGGCACTGGCGGGGCGTACCTTCGGTCTGGGCGGTCACACCGTTCACCAGGGCCCAGTAGCCGTAGGCTTGGCCGCGACACATGGCGGAGGACTGCTTGCTGTTCAGCTCGGTTTGCTTCCGGAAGGTCTCTGCTGTGTCAGCGATGCAGCGCTCGGTCTCGAGCTTGATCCATGCGTCCACGCCTTCGCCCATCTCCGTGGCCAGGTCGAACTTCAGGGCCTCTCCGACCATCTTGTACTCGACCACAGCGCGGGCCACGCCCATGTTCAGGAACTTCAGCAGGTACTCGGGGACCGGTTCTTCTTCAGCCTTCGGGGCCTCGAACGGCGTACCGGTCGCATCAGACATCGGATCCAGGTACTCGGACTCGCTCTCAACGTTGATCTTCGGGGCTTCTGGCTCGGGTTGCGGATCAACCTTGGGCTCGGGGGCAACCTCGGAAGCTTGCTCAACCGGAGGCACGACCGTGGGGGCCAACTCCGTGGAGGCGGGCTGTTGTTGCTCGGATTGTTGCTGCAGGAGCTCTTCGACCGGGGCGGGGGACTGGCCAGCGGAGCCGCAGGCAGCCAGGATTGAGGTCAGAGCGATGGAGAGGATGGTGCGTTTCATGATCTGTTTCCTTGAAAGTGTGGAGGCTGTCGTTCAGCCCATGGACAGAACTATACGCCTGCCCATGGGTGAAGTCAACTGCCGTTCATCACTCCGACGGACGGCCGATCCGCTCGATGATCTTGCCGATGTGCGCCGGACACAGTTCGGGCAGCTTGCCAGACCGATCCTTGGCCGTGAAGGATCCGTCAGACACGAACCGCAGGGTGCGCCGGAGCTGCGTGGTGCCATCCTCTTTGGCCACCGTGTCGACCACGAGGCGTCCAACCAGGTCCAGCAGGTACGGCAGCTTGTCCTGGAACTTCGATCCAGGGACCATCGGGGCGTGGATCCGGCGGCCCATGTCGTCCTGCACAACAGTGGACTTGCCGATCCAGATGACGCTGCACGGCAGGTCACGGAGTTGGCGGATTAGCCGTGTGACCGCCGCCTCGGCCTCAGGATAGGCCTTGCGGGGATCCGGGGTCTTCTGCAGGGCATCGGCCAGCACGATTTCGGCGATCTCGGACAGCGAGTCAAAGATGATCGTGCCGTACTCAGCGGCGTGCTTGATGGCGTAGCCCACTGCATCACGGGCCGACTTGATGTCATTGACCTCGATGTAGGGCACGTCGTGGCCAGCCAGGGAGAGCAGGCCACCCTCCGCGCTGATGACCAGTGGTCTGTCGCAAGTCAGGGCCAGGCGGGTCTTGCCGACACCGGAATCGCCGTAGATCAGGGCGTTGATCTTGGTCTGCTGCTGGATGGATGCGGTTGTCTTGATCATGATTTCACCTCGTGAAACTTGATTACGGCCGGAGCCGGTTTGGTTGTGATGAACTGCTTCTGAGCTTCCGTCGGCTCGTACTTGGCTGGCACGCTGTACGTGGCCGACAGTCCCTCAAGGAGTGACGGATCCTGCAATGATGCCTCACGGAGGGCCTTGTTGTCAACACTGACCCGTGTGACCGCTTTCACGGTGACTCGCTGACCGTCGATCTCGCTGTTGAACTGGTCGGCGTTATTGCCGAGCCATTCGCGGATCTTGTCGGCCCTGGCCTGTCGCTCAGCGATCTCGGACAGCAGGTCGCGGTAGGCTCGGATGCCTCGTTCGATGGCTGCCTTGTTCACTTGGACAGCTCCGATTGCAGCGTTGCATTCAGCGTAACCAGATTGTGGATGTACCTGATTACGGCGCTCTGGATGGCTGAATCGGCGTACTCGTAATAATACCATTCATTGTCCACGCGCTGAACGATGTAGTCGTCAACGTCATATGAGGCCGGGGTTTTCGGTGCCTCCGCATCCTCTTCGTCATCGTTGAACGGGAGGGTGTGGCCGGTCGTGTTGATGATGCGACCGTCCTTCATGCCGCAGACGGGCGACAGGGTGGCGAACAGCTCCAGGTCTTCCGCCGTCTCGACACCGCCTTCCAGGCTCAGCAAGGCAATCTTGCCGGCAATGGACGGGGCGGACTTTAGAAACTGGTACCGACCGCCAATCTTGCGGAGGGACTGTACAGCCTCGTAGGCGTGCGGAAGGGCGATGACAACTGCTGGCTTGCGTTGGCGTGCCAGCTCAAACAGATTGGCCGGTGATGCGATGATTTGAGCCATGATTCGTGGACTCCAGTTGCGGCAGGGTATGCCGGAGTTGAAAGTGTTGATAGTGTGCGCCTTGACGCAGGATTTGTCAAGGCCGTTTGTCGGTCAGAAGAGCGTGAGGTTGCGGGCAGACAACTGGCGCTTTGTACGGAACTCCATCGGGGCTCGCACAGCCATCGGATCCACTTGGTAGGTCACGCCATCGAAGACGATCAGGATCGGCTTGTGGTTGCCGCCCTCCTGCCTTGGAGTGTAGTAGATGGCCCGCACGGTGTGCCGTGGCACGCCGCGGAATGCCGTCATGTCGTAGGCGGCGCCACAGTGACTGATCCAGACACGACCGAAGGCGCGTTTGATGTTGGCTTCAGACCGCCAGTCAGCCAGCGTGCTCGATACCTCGTGACGCACGGCCATCGACAGTTGGTCATAGGATTCGACGCGGTTCCAGGTCTTCATTTGCGGAACCCCTTCACGACTGCATTGGCGGCTTCCATGGTACCGTCGGTGCCACGGAGTGCGATGGCCAGTTTCAGAGCCGTCTGGGCATCGGTGCAGTCCCAGATGCGTTTCTGGCCGTCGATCTCGACCAGCAGGGTCGAGCAGGTGATCCATTCGATCTTCATGTTCATTCGTCCTTGTCGTCGGTGGAGCGGATCGCCACGATCAGGGCGATGGCCGCGAGGGCTGCAAAGCAGGTGAGCTGTATGCTCGCGAGGATGATTCCCATGGTGATACTCCTGTGATGGTGCCCGGATCTCGGTTCCGGGCCTCAACCGATCGACTCCATCAACCGTGTCGATGGAGTGCATTGTGCCTAAGTTCGGATAGGAAGTCAAGCAGTGGTTGCTCCCATACCGACAAGGGGTCGGTTTTGTCCGTCCAGCGGTTGACGACGATGGGTTGACGGTCGGCTTTGTAGATTAGTACGGGCTCGTGAGGTCCGGCGGCCTGAGCCAGAGCCTGTGCGCGCCACTTGGCCAGCAGGGCTGGCTGGATCTTGGCGTACCGCTTGCACTCGATGGCGTAGCCTTCCACGGCCGGGCCCTCCAGGTCGCCGGGAAGACAGCCCTTGCGGTACTGTTCGATTAGCCGCTTGCACTCAAGGCCTGTGACCGCCTTGATCTCGTTGGCGATCTGCCGCTCGAAAGCGGCCCCCTTGTTGCGGCCGTTCACGGCCTTTTTCTTGGTTTCGTTCGTTGCTTCCATGGTCACGCTCTCCATCAGGAACTGTACAGATTGGGATTGTAGGGGCTCATCAGCAGGTAGGCCAGACCGCCTCCCTGCTTGCCGATCTTGATCTTGCGGATCACACCGAAGTCACGCTCCATCACGGACAGCACACGGCTGATCATCAGGCGATCGTCCTGGCCGGTCTTCTTGATGATGCGAGACAGCTTCGGGTTGCGAGCAACGATGACCTGTACCAGCGAGGCCGGCAGCATGTTCTCAGTCGGAAGGTCCTGCGCCTGCAGGCCGCTCAGGAGTTCGCTCCCGGGGTTTTTCACCACGTCGGTCATGCAGCGATGCAGGGTCTCGCTGATGATCGTGCTGGTCGACTTATCGGCTTGGGCGATGTCGTCCATCATGATCCGCAGGTGCTTGGCCACGAACCGGATGGCCCAGGCGGCGATGTCTTCCGTGATGGTCGGGTCCATCGTGTTATTGATGATCGCAACAGCCGTTGCCAGGCGCTCGACACGGGCGTGCACACGGGCGGCGGCGTCGGCTAGTGTGAGCTTGCCGGCGCACCTCCACGAGGCGGCCTGGCGTGCACGCTTGGTCGAGTGGTCTCGCATCACACGGGAGGCCTCAGCGGTCATACGAACGCGGTGATAGGCGGGTGCATCGCTTCCGGCTACACGGTCCTGCAGCGTGGCCAGGCGGCGGATGGTCGACAGAGTGGTTTCTGTCAGAGGCGAGCCCGTGCCACGGATGGTCTGCATACCTTCGTACCAGTTGACCACAGTCAGTCGCGACAGCAGGCCGGATCCGCTGGCATCCGAGGACAGCAGATGTTCCATGTAGGCGGGCTGCGTGTCGGCGATCATCGACAGGTAGTAGTGGCGCGGAATCTGACCGCCCGCCTGTGTCAAAGACATCTCTGCTGGCGACGACGGCGACCGGTCGAACATTTGGATGACTTGACGCAAACCAATCGAGCCTGACTGATCCGATGACAGCCTGGCGAGGTCGGTGCCAATCTCGGACCAGTGAATCACGCCTGCGGGGATCGTGGACCGCAGCTTGGCCACGGACGCCCGGCCACCAACCACGGAGGCCGCCACGGCGCATGCCGGGTTGGCGTCCGAGAACAGTCCCACGATCACGCTGGCAATATTCTTGCCCGACCCCGGAGGGGCGCACAGCACGGTTTGGTTAGTGATCCCGAACGAGTTGCCGGACGGCGACGAGAAGTTGCGGGCCGCCAGCCCGGACACAGCGGTCAGCAGTGAGGCGCTGGCAAAGTCGACAGGCACTGTACCTCGGACACTGTTGGCCAGATCGGATACCAGCTGACCGGTCAGCCCAGGGGGCAGGCCTGCGTCTATGATTCCATCGGAGTCAACCACGGCTGTAGTCTCTTCGACTTCCGGGACCTCTTCCGGGAGCGCTTCTTCCAGGGCGTCAAGTTCGCCAGAGTGAGCCATCTCGTAGGCCCGTGCGAACATCTTGTCCCAATTGTAGGCAGTCTCGTCGCCAGCTTCCGTGGCGTCGGCCTCTGCCTCGGCGGCGACCATCGCGGCCTCTTCCTCGGGGCCGAACTCTTCGATCACACCGTTCTCATCGGTCGTGTAGTGATTCGTGGCCGGCGGCTCGGGCTGCGGTTGCGGCTTGTTGGCATTGGCCAGCTGCTCGGTAAGTTTGGCGACCTGGGCCGTGAGAACCTCGATCTGCTTCATCAAGCTATCGATCAGTTCGTCGCGTGAGTCCTTCTGCTGCATAACTTTCTCGGCGACCTCCATGGCCTTGTCTGCGGCCTCGGCGGCCGGGGTATCGGAGTATGCCATACCCGCGATAACCTGCGCCATTTCGCCGAACTCGCCCGTGTCACGGCTGCGGCGGATGGAGCCAATCGTCCGTTCGACGTAGTTGGTCTGGGCCTTCTGGCGCTGACCGAGACCAGACTTGCGGAACGTCGCGGCAACCACAGCGTCGTCGTCCGTGGCGAAACACAGGGCCTCGACCAGGGCCATGTCGGCCTCGGACTGTGATGGGTAGCCCATGGCTTGCCAGTCGCCCTTCCACAGGTTGCGGACCTTCTCCTGGCCCCATACGCGCTTCAGGGCGGCGCGGCAAGCCTCGTCCGTGGCACCACCTGTGATCGTGGTCAAGACGGGCTTGGAGACGGACTTCAGGCCGCCCAGGCGGGCTACCAGGCGATCGATCTTGGACTGACGCTCCTCCACGGAGTCCCAGCCGTTGATCACGTTGCCAGTCACGATGATGAACCGCTCCTGGCCGTAGACTTCGATGTCCTGCTTCGAGTCACGGACTCCGCCGGCCAGATTGGCCTGCACGAAGATGTGCGTGCCGCGGCCCGAGGATGAGGTCTCGGCGTAGGAATCCAGCCACTCAACCATGGCCATTTGGTCGCCGGCGTAGTCTTCATCCATGTCGACCACGGTCACGCCGCAGCCCGGGGTCAGCAGGGCGCCGATACGTGCGGACGGTCCAAGCGACTTTGCTCGCTTCCAGGCCTCGGCAGCGGACATCCAGCCGCGAAGGTCGGTGGTCGAGAGCGGCATCCACCCGCCGGAGGACGGCGAGATACCCCATGGACGTTTGTCGCCGTTTGCTGGGTTGCGAGCAACACCCCAGTGTTTGACCAGTTGTGACAGCTTCATGTCTTCCTCATGCAGAAGTGATTGACGATGCGCGAATCATAACGCACGTTTCAATCCGCGTCAATGACTGACGACAAAAGGCGGAACCTCGGGGTATCAGCGGTTTGAGCATCACCTCGACCGTTGGCGCGGCCGCGGGCTAAGCTTGCTGAAGACACCCGAGGAGGATCTTCCGCCCCGTTAGGACTTGCACAGTGGTCTGCAGCCCCCTGCACTCGCCCAATAGTCGCGCCAACGACTACTGTCCGGAGATTTGCCATCACACGCGAGCCCTCGTTGATGACTGGCACTGCCCCGTGAGGGGTCCACGGTTACTACCTGTGATCGTCGGAATCCCTGACTTCACGCCAGGCCCGCCGTTACGCGCGGTCCGCCAGCTCGCCTTGCCACCCTGCTCCCCCTTTCGGGTTATCGCCAGGCTCGGTGCCTGCGGCTTGGTACTGCATCGGCGGATTTAGAGCCTGAGCCTTACCACCCAGGAATTGTTCCTACCGCCACGTTCTGTGCTCGTTTGCCGGAGTTAGGAGGCCTCGCGCTCTAGCCTGAAACTCGCATCGCCTTGTACCCGACCGGCCGTTCAAAATTTCGTCAAAGGCACCCGGGATTTCACCTTCAGAACCTATCCCAATCGTCGCGTTACCGGGTACCACTGTTTGATGCTTGGCATTGTGACAGAGTTTCCGCACGCTGTCAAGCATCAGATTCCTTGGACTTTGACTCTGCCTTCTGTCCGCCATCGGCTCCGGGCCCGCGGTTGCTCCCATCTGGGACCCGGCCCCGCCATCGGACTGTGACTGTCGTCGCTGTCGATGGGATGAACTATACGCGCCTCGCACACAGTTGTCAACCCCTGCGAGCACAGGTGGGCCAGGATCCGATGAATGGCATGCACGCGCCTACACGCGGGCGCCTACACGTACACGCGCGCGAGCGGGGGCAATCCTCGCACAGGGGGCCTACGATGGCGCGACCCCGAGTATTCTGTAGAACGATCTCATTTGCATTTAACATTCATTTAACAAACCATCCTCTAAAGAGACTATATTAAAAACATGCTTCTCAAAACATTGGGATCTACGTTAAATGTAACGACACACTTTTAAAATCGTTCTGAATCAAGCACTTAGACGCAAATCCTGTTACAACTTTAGTTGTAGCAAATTGTAACGGTACACTTTGTTACAACTCAAGAAGAGTTCTCATTTGTAGAAGTACTGTAGAGACGAACAGTTGTTCCGTCTGGCGCCGGGCGGAGGCCACCCGTGTGTCCGGATGGTAGAATTTCAGCCTGTACCCCCCCATCGTGCACAGGTCAATGAAACCTCACCTCCCACCGATCAACGAGACTGCCCTGCGGGAAGCCCCGTGGGAGGACGTCTTCCAGTCAGTCACGCTGGAGGACTTCGTGGCTTCATACCTGACCGACTACAACGGTCGGAAGGCGCTTCGCCGGCTCGGCCTGTGGAAGGGGCGCGAGGCGCAGGTTGCCGAGATCCTGCTGGAGCGTGATGACGTCCAGAACGAGCTGTCGCTCCGTCAGCTGGAGGTTACCGAGGCCAACATGGCCGCCATCCGTGCGCGGGCCATGCAGGGTCTGTATCAGCTGGCGCTGGGGGCTGAGTCGGAATCCGTTCGTCTGCAAGCTCTTGGGAGGCTGCTGGATGTGACCGGCGGGGCTACTACGAAGAGCGAGGTTATGGACCTGTCCAATACGGAGTCTGTCAATATCAAGGAGGCCCTTGCCGCCATCGGCCGGGCGCCGGTCCTGTGAAAGCCGATGTGCTCGCCACTCAGTTGCTGCGGGAGTACGCCACGCGGTCCCTGCGGAACTTCGTGGGCGTCTTCTGGTCGGTCTTGGAGAATGACCGACCGATCGCCTGGGGCTGGGCGCTTGACGCCATGTGCGAGCACCTGGAGGCTGTGTCGCGCGGCGAGATCACCCGGCTGGTCATCAACGTCCCTCCGGGCAGCATGAAGTCGCTGCTCGTGTCTGTCATGTGGCCAGCCTGGGAGTGGGCCTGCGGGAGACCGAACCTGAAGTTCATTGGGGTGGCCCACAACACGGCGCTGAGCGCACGTGACGCCCGCAAGATGCGGCGGCTGGTGCAGAGCCCGGAGTACCGGAGCCTATTTCCTCACGTTAGGCTGACGAAGGATCAGAACAGCAAGATCAACTTCGAGACCACGGCCTATGGGCAGCGCGTGTGCATGGCCTTCCGGAACATGACCGGCGAGCGGGGGGACCGCGTGATCATCGACGACCCGATGACCGTGGAGGACGCCTTCTCCAGGGCTGCCATCGAGGAGGCTGGCCGCATCTTCAACGAGACCGTGCCGAGCCGCGTGAATGATCGCAAGTCCGCCATCGTGATGATCATGCAGCGGATCCACGAGTCGGACCCGGCTGCCATCGCCCTGTCTGACCCGGCCTACGAGAAGCTGATCATTCCGATGCGCTGGGACAGCAAGTTCGTCAATAACACCAAGCGGTTCACCGATCCCAGGACCGGTGGACCAGATGGGGTCCTGTTCTTCCCGGAGCGGTTCGACGCTGCCGCGGTTGAGGCTCTGGAGCGGCGCCTTGGGCCCTACGGTTCCGCCTCCCAGCTCCAGCAGCAGCCGGCCCCGCGGTCCGGCGGCTACCTGGACCCCTCTAATATAGTGGTGGTCAATGAGGGGGAGATCCTCCCGCAGCTTCGCCTGTGCAGGGGGTGGGACCTGGCTGCCACGGAAGGGGCGGGCGACTACACGGTTGGGGCGCTCGTGGGCATCCACGACGAGACTGGCCGTGTCTATCTTCTAGACGTTGTGCGCGGCCAGTGGGGATCCGCCAAGGTCGATGCCACCATCAAGCGGACTGCTGCCATGGATGGGCCGCTGGTCGAGCAATCACTGCCGATTGACCCGGGCGCCGCCGGCAAACGGGCCGCTGACCAGTACAGCATCGCACTCACGGGGTACGCCGTGCACACCTCCCGGGAGACTGGTGACAAGATGGCTCGCGCTAGGCCGCTGTCAAGCATCGTGCAGGACGGCCGCTTCCACGTGGCATGTTCTCCGGAGATGGCGCGCCCCGTGCTAGACGAGTTCGCGGCGGCCCCGGTCGGCAAGCACGATGATACAATTGACGCCATCTCGCGTGCCCTGAACCGACTGACTGAGACGGCCGCATTCAAACTCGAGGACCTCCTGTGACCGACACGACTGCAACCATCACCCAAGACGGAGCCTACGAGGACGTCTTCACCAAGACCGGCCTGATGCCACTCGACTGGAGCGGCCGTGGCGAGGGGCTAAACCGCATCTGGGGAATCCTTCCGTGGGCGGCCGTGTCCGGCTGGAGGACCGAGCACAAACAGGCACCCAAGCTGTCCCGTGCCGCCGCCCGTGCCCTGGCTCGAGCTGAGCGCGACGGCGAGTCGATCATTCTGCAGTCCGGCCGTATCCTGAATCGCTCAACCTGTTCCGTGGTCCGCTCGGCTACCGTGGGTGAGAACAAGGGGGACCCCGTCGAAATCATCGTGGACAACACCCTGTACACGCAGGGCGAATTCTTGGTGCTAAAAGGGTTGATGGACCGCGAGGGCATCAAGGCTGCCGTGAAGCGTTACCTGAAGGCCGTAGACATGGCCGTGGCCGGCCTGGAGCGGTCGCAGCAGCCCGTGCACAAGATCCCCGATCTGTCGCGCTACCTGCAGACGCCCAACGGCCGTCAGCTGGTCGAGCAGAGGATCGCCCTCGTGGATGCCGCCCGCGGTGTCCGCAACACGGTCGTGATCGACGGAGCCGAGGACTACACCATTCAGACAGCCCAGATGTCGGCCGCCCAGTCGACCATTGAAGCCGCCCGCGAGACCGTGTGTGCGGCCTCCGGCATTCCAGCCCGGATCCTGTTTGGCGACGCCGTGTCCAGCGGCCTGGGCGCCAACAGCGGCGAGTCCCAGAACTGGCGGGCTCAGATCCGCCAGTATCAGGAGACTCAGGCCGCAGCCGTACTGGAGTTCCTGTCCGGCCAGTCAGTTGAGTTCGAGGACCTGACGCGTGAGAGCCAGCACGAACGTGCGCAGCGGCTTGAGCGGATCGCCTCTGCCCTAGATCGCCTGCTGTCACACGGCGTGCTGGACAACGAGCAGGCCCGCAACCTGCTGAGCTCGGAGGGGTTCGATGTCTCGGCGTGAGCAAGGGAAGAAGTACGTCGAATGGCCCAGCGCCGTCGACTACACCAAGGCCCTGAAGAAGACCGTGAAGGCAGAGTGGCCGTTCATCGACCTGGAAGAGGTTGACTCCGTCCGCGGCAAACTGGAGTGGTTCCACATCTACCTGAGCCGCTTCCAAGATCGCCAGTTCCGCATGCTTGTCAAGTCCCGCACGGGAGTGGAGCTGCCGCCCTCCATGGACTTCAAGGGGTTGGATGGAAATCAACGCGTGCGGGTCGAGCGCTGGCTCGCAGCGGAGCGTGACCGATGGATTGCCGAGCAGGTCCGCCTGATCAGCTCACTGACCGACCGTCACGCGGAGCGGGCTACCCAGATCCTCACCCAGTACGCCGGGCAGCCCGAGGCAATCAAGGAGGGGCTGATCCGCGTGCTTGGCATGGCCCACAACCGCGCCGAGCTGATCGCCGAGGACCAGTTCAACAAAGGCACGGAGGTCCTGAACCGTGCCCGCTACCAGGCCATGGGGTCGATCACCTACCGTTGGATCAGCGAGCGTGACAGTCGGGTCCGTCCGACCCACCGCGCCCGTGACGGGGAGGTCTTCAGTTACAATGGAGTGACGAATCCCGGCTGGGAGATCCGGTGCCGCTGTCACGCGGAGCCAATCTTCCCTCGGAACCTGAATCCCGTGGAGGTTGAATGAAGATCGGCAAGACGCCCGAGGGCTACATCATCGATACACCAATCATTGCTCGAACGGGTATTCAGTGGTACCGCCGCGACGGCAAGGACGTGGCCGAGTACCGGCCGCCTGAAGAGGTGTTTTCTCCTAAGTCGCTGGCCTCGTTCGTCGGGCGCCCGCTGACCATTGACCACCCGTCGTTCATGGTCCGCTCAGAGAACGTCCGTGGCGTTGTGGTCGGAACGATCCTCGGCGAGCCGTGGCGTGACGGCAGCAATCTGCGGGCACACGTTGTGGTGCACGACAAGCGGGCGGTGGATCTGATTGAGCGCGGCTTGAAAGTTGAGCTCTCGGTAGGTTATACTGTCGAAACCGAGCAGGTTGCAGGCATTACGCCTGAGGGCGTCAAGTACGACGCGGTCCAGCGCAACATCCGCTGCAACCACCTGTCAATCGTAACCCGCGGCCGGGCCGGTAACGCCCGCTTTTCCAAGGAGTTTCCGCGAATGGATGAACTGAAAAAACCGGTCGAATCCCCGACTGTTGACCAACTTCAAGCACGCTGCGACGCGCTGCAAGCCGAGGTTGATCGTCTGCAAGCCGAGCCGAAGGCCGTAGAACTGACCGGCGAAAAACTGGCCGCCCTGCGAGCCGAGATCGAGGCCGCTGTGCGTGCCGACGTGGCCGAGGAGTACGCCGCCGCCGATGTGGCCAAGCAGTTCGGCGTGAAGCCGGAGTCGAGCGCCATCGCTACGATGAAGGCCGTGCTGGCACACGCCCAGCCCAGTGTTAAACTGGATGGCAAGTCGGATGAGTACATCCGTGCTGCATTCGACGTTGTCCGCACCGTGCGTGCCGAGCCCGCAAAAGCTGAAGTCAAGCCCGCCGCACAAACCGCAACCACTGCATTCTCCTTCCTGAAGGTATAAGCGATGTACAACATCCCCAAATCCTCGCCGGGCATGATCCAGCACGGATACAGCCCGACCGCCATCGAAACGTTCCCCGCTGGCGCCGAAATCCCCTTCGGCGCTGCCGTGATGCTGGATACCAACGGCACCGTGTCCGAGGCCACCAACGGCAACGTGATCGGATTCGCTATTGCCTCGCACGTGTGTGTCGGCCAAGGCAAGTACCTGAAAGGCCAGCCCGTCGGCGTGCTGACGCAAGGCACGATCACGGTCCGCGCCTCCGGCAAGGTTGACGCAAACGCCCGCCTGAACTACCACGGTTCGCAGAAAGCTGTGATGGCCAAGGCTACCGGTGGCAATGAGCCTGCGTTCCTGGTTCTGGTTGCCAAGACGTCGGTTGCTGCCGGCGGCCTGGTCGATGTGCAGGTGAATACCGTCAAGTGATGGCCCAAGGGGCGCTATAATGCGCCCCATACCCTTCTCTCCTTTGAGGTAGAAATGTCTGACCTGATCAAATCCCTGCTGAACCTGGATGACGCTGGCAGCGCACTGGTTACCAGCAAACTGCAAGCCGTGTACGGCGGCCTGCTGCAGCAACTCGCCGTGCAACCCGAGGCCGTCCGCCTGTTCCCCGTGCTGGGCCAAGGCATGGGCGCCCACACGTCCGTCGAGTCGAGCGAGTACGACTCCTACGGCCGTGCCCAGATCGTGCACAACAAAGCGACGGACATCCCCGCCGCCGACATTGGCAAGATCAACCGTAACGCCAACCTGTTCCAGATCGCCAACTACGTCTGCTTCTCGACGATGGAGCTGGAAGTCGCTGCTCGCACGGGCAGCCCGCTGGATCAAGGCAAGCACCAAGCCGCGATGATCGCTCAGGCCGCTGAGATCGATCGGATCTTCTGGCAAGGCGACGCCAGCTACGGCATCACCGGCTTCAGCGGCTTCAACTTCGCCCAAACCGAGGTGAAGAACGACGGCACCGGTAACAGCAAGCTGTGGGAGGCCAAAGGCGCCGCCGAGATCGCCCGCGACATGCGTGCCCTGGTCCGCTCGATCGCTGTGCAGACCAATGGCCTGGTTCGTGCTGACAACATCTACCTGTCGCCGGAAGCGCTCGAGATCGCTGCCACGAAGAACATCAATGGCAAAACGGCCCTGCAGCTGTTCGCCGAAACGATGCCTGGCGTGACCGTGACCGAGTCCGTGGCCATGAAGACCCTGGGTGGTCGCGACATTCTGGCCCTGTACAAATCGGCCGCTGTTGGCGGCATCTGGCTGCCGATGTTCGGCTATCGCCACCCCGAGCAGCGTGAAGGCCTTGGCATCAAGACCATCTTCGAAAGCCGTACCGCTGGTCTGGTGATCGGCAACTCGAAGGCGATCGCGACCGCTGCCGGCATCGTGTAAACTACACGGTAACCCGAAAGCCCCGCTTCGGCGGGGTTTTCTTTTTGGAGATGCAAAATGCTGAAGACCTACCGCAACGACTACGACTTCACTCTGATCATCGGATCCTATGTCGTGCGCCCAGGAGACACGATCGAACTGGTCGGCTACAACGGTTCGATGCTGACCCCCGTGCAGGCTGAAGAACCCGTGGCCGAACCCGAGGCCGAAGAGAAGCCCAAGCGCGCCAAGAAGGCCGCTGCTGAGCCGGAGGCTGAGTGATGACTGAACAGGAGGTGCTTGACCAGATCGCCTCCTTGGGCGAGAGCTCGGCCGGCATGACCCTGTTCGTCAAGTTGGCGATGATGTGGGGCAAGCTGGCCAAGCTGCCGCCAGAGAAGGTGGCGTTTGCGGCCGCTCTGTACGCCCTTCACCTGAAGGCGACGCGATCACAGTCGGCTCAGGTGCTGACTGAGCGTGAGGGTGACCTGTCTCGCACGTACGCCAACACGCAGGGGGGCGACCCGCTGGGCTGGTCCTTCTGGGGTCGGATGCTGAAGGATTTGCTGGAAGCCGAGGGACAGACGACCGAGTATCACACCCCGGGGTTCCTTGTGTCTCCGTACACAGAGGGTGAGGACTGTGGCTGTAATCGATAAGCGGGCCACCTGGGACAAGATCAAGGCATCCATCCTACGGATGCCCACGGTCGACGTCGGCGTGCTCGACCCAACAGTAGCCGTCTATGCCGCTGTGCACGAGTACGGCAGCAGTGACGGCCACACGCCGGCCCGCCGGTGGCTGACCAAAGGCATCGAGGATAACGGGATGGCTGTGCAGGCCGCGATGGCGGCCACGGCAACGGCCATCCTGGATCAGCGGGTCAGCAAGGCCAAGGCCGTGGACAACCTCGGGGCTGACGTGGCCGACATTGTGCGGGCGCACGTGAATAGCGCCAACTTCCCGCCCGCCCTGAAGGTCGAGACCGTCCGTCGCAAGGGGCACGCAAAGACGATGGTTGACAGCGGTAAGATGATGCAATCCATCACGCATAGGGTGAATGGCAAATGAGTCAGTTCAGAGTTCCCGTGATGTTCCATTGGACTCACCCGGGTCGCTATGAGCGCGGGCGGTGGGTCGCTGGCGCTGCGATCGATCGCGAGATCGAGGCGTCGGTACAGCCCGTGGCCATGCAGGACATCAATGACCTGCCCGAGGGCGAGCGCTTCGGTCAGATGGTCAAGGTCTACACCGATGACGACTCCATCCCCGTGCACGGATACGGTCAGGAGCGCGTGACTATCACGTGGCGCGAGCAAGAGTGGATCGTGATCAGCGACGAGGCTCATTTTGGCGGCGTGATCGAGCACAGGAAGCTGATCGCCCGCCGCGTGGTGGCAGTTGAGGGGCAACAACCGTGACTGAGCGCGAACTGTACGACCTGTTGAAGGCTGCCGGTGCGCCGGAGGTGATCTTCAGTCACCAGAACGCACCTCGCCCGAAGCCACCCTACGTGCTGGTCGAGGAGAGCGGTGTGACTGGCGTCCGCGAGGAGTACTGCCCACAGGATGCCCGCAAGTACGCCGAGTACGCGGTCAACTGCCGGATCCAGTGGCACGGCGCCAAGGCCTTGATCAACCTGTCCCTACTCCGGACCAAGGCAAAGGCCCTTCGCTGGACCGGCGATGTGCAGCGGATCCCGACATCACTGGAGGACGTCCAGTGGGAGGACCGAGCCACCTGCGATGCGGCATACCACCTCATTGAGCCCGTCACGGCACCCGAGACGGATGGTATCATTGACGCTGTATCCACGACGCCAACCATCAATGAACGGCAGTGGCCCGCATTCACATCAAGGAGGCCTTAATGGCGACTCTTGACGACATCGTCTCGGTGGACATCCACCTCAACACGACCGGAATTGGTCGCGCCAACTTTGGCACGATTATGGTCTTCTCGCGTAATACTGACTACGTGGCCGGCAAAGCCCCCGCGGCAGATTCCGTGTCGACCTATAACCGCCTGTCGGACATCAACGGCGTGGTGTCGATCAATACGCCGACACACCGCGTACTGACCGCAATCTTCTCGCAGTCGCCGAGACCTCGGTCGGTCAAAGTGTTCATGTCGGCGATCGGCGCATCCGGCAAGTGGACGCCCGCAAACCTGGCAACGGCCATCCAGAAGGATTCCGACTGGTATGCAGCCGTGATCGCCGGCGAGTCGCTCGACATGATCGAGTTCGCCAAGGCAATCGAGGCGGAGCGCCGCCTGTTCGTGACCGATCAACTAACCCCGAAAGCCGCCAAGGACCAGAACCTGTACCGCACAGCCGTGATTGTTGGTGCCGAAGGATCTGGCGTGACTGCTGGCGCTTGGGCTGCCAAATGCCTTGGCTACGCCGCTGGTAGCGAAACGTGGGCACTGAAACAGCTGGCCGGTGTACAGCCCGCCTCGCTGACCCCGCAGCAGGATCAGGAGGTCCTGAATAACAACGGCACCGTGTTCAGCCGGATGAGCGCGAGCTTGAACCTGACCCGTGGCGGCAAGGTTGCCGGTGGCGAATGGGTCGACGTGATCCGCTTCCGTGACTGGCTGCAGGACGTGATGCAGACCAACCTCGTGGCCACGCTGATCAATCGTCCGAAGCTGCCGTACACGGACGAGGGTCTGGCCGTCATCGAGTCCTCGATGATCAAGTCGCTGGAAGAGGGTGTGAAGGCTGGCGGGGTGGTCGACTGGCGTGACAACGGCGAGGGACAGCTTGTGCGCGGCTACACCGTGACCGTCCCGCAAGCCAAGGATGTGCCGTTCAACGTCAAGGCCTCTCGCGTCGCTCACGTGTCGTTCTCGGCCTACCTGACTGGCGCGATCCACGCGATCGAAGTAACGGGCTCCTTTACTTACGATGGGGCCTTGTGATAGGATGCGCCGTCACCCTCAATGAGGGCGTGGATTGAAACACGTACGACGGCGCTCTGTAATAGACTAGAGGGGCTTCGGCCCCTCTTCACCCAAAGGATTCAGCAATGGCAATCACCCAAGCATTCAACCCCGCTGACATCGTCGTGACCGTCGGTCACGTGACCGTCAGTAACCTAGCCGAAGACGACGCCATCGTGATCGAGCGGCGCTCGGAGGGCATGCAGTTCGCCGTTGGTCTTGACGGCAAAGTGGCCCCCACTCTGTCGGCCGACCAAACCGCCACGATCAAAATCTCCGTGCTGGCCACGTCTGACACGCACAAGGCGCTGCAGGCCCTGACCGGCTACGGCACGCCCGCCCTGTCCACGGCCTCGATCCCCATCACCGTGATTGACAAGTCGTCCGGAACGCGGCTCGCCCTGGCGCCTGTCTGCTACCTGTCCAAAGGCCCTGGTCTCAACATCAGTAAGTCCCTGGGCTCTCGCGAGTGGGAGTTTCTGGCCGAGCAGGTTCTGACCTCGTTCTGAGCTGCTATAATCGGCAGCATCCCGGCCCGCCGCCTGGCGGGCTTTTTTTTGGCGACAAGACAATGCAGATTGAATCCACTATCAACGGCCGGACCTACCGCTACATGCGGCTCAACGCCTTCGATGCCCACAAGCTGGTGTTGCAGCTCGTCAAGACCATTGGTCCTGCGCTCGGTTCCGTGTCCATGGAATCGGATGTAACCGCTCTCGTCGGGAAACTGGCAGAGATCGGTGACCCCGTGCAGGACATCGCCCTCCCGATGTGGCAGAAGGCTGCCATGACGTGTGATGGCAAACCCCTGCGCTCCGAGGCCGACGTGAACGCCATGTTCACGGCCGAGGATATAGCCGACCTGTACGAGCTGGCCGTGGTCAGCATCAAGGAACAGGTCGGCCCGGCTTTCACGAAGGCGCTCACCCGGTTTGGCGCCCGTTCGTGAGAGGGCATGAGGATGGGGCGCTACCCGGCAGGATCCGGGCGGACATCGAGGAGCAGTTTGTGATATGGCGCCCCATCCTCGAGGGCATGGTCTCCTTGGAGGCCGTGGAAACCGGGGCCGTCTCGCTTGAGCGGCTGATGCAGCTTAATGGCCTGCTGGACATGCGGGCAGCAATCCAAAGAGAGGTGGCGGATGATCGTTCGTGAACTCGTGACCCGGCTGGGGTTCCAGACGGACACGACATCCCTTCGAAAGTACGAGGGGGCCGTTGATCAGGCGAAGCGCACCACCGAGAAGGCTGCGTCCGCCATGAAGGCGGCGTTCGCCCTTGTTGGTGGTGCGGGTCTGGTCGCCTTTGGTCGCAAGCTGGCTGAGGTGGGCGACCGCATCAACACGATGAAGGATCGCCTGAAGTCCCTGTCACAAGGGGGTGACTTCGACCAGTTGGCCGACCGCGCCCGCTCCCTAGGCGCCGGCATGGACAGCTACATCGACGGATACATCATGCTGGCCAACGCCACCGACGGCGTGCTGGCCAATCAGCAGGAGGTTACCGAGATCCTCGACACCCTCAACGCCGGCCTGAAGGCCTCTGGGGCGGATGCGGGCACAGCTGCCGGCGTGATGCGCCAGTTCGGTCAGGCGCTCGGTTCTGGGGCCCTTAGAGGCGATGAGCTGAACTCGATGAATGAGGGCGCCGGCGTTCTGATGCGCGAGTTGGCGCGGGCGATCCTCGGGCCGCAAGGCACCGTGGGTGCTCTCAAGAAGATGGCCGAGCAAGGCAAGCTGACCACGGAGGTTGTGCTTGCCGGTATGCGGAAGATCGGTCCGGGCTTGCGCGCACAGACCGAGGGCATGGGACGGACCGTTGGCCAGGCCACGCAGGGCCTGCGGGACACCATTGACCGTGTGATCGCCCGCTTTGATGCAGTCACCGGGTTCACCAAGCGCTTGGCTGATGGACTTGACTGGATGTCCGGGGCAATCGAGCGGGGTATCGAATTCTTCGGTGGCATGGACACGATCGCGACGACGCTGGGGGTCACCCTAGGTGTGATGGCGGCCGCCCATCTGCCCGCTGTGATTGCAGGGTTCACTGCTGCGGCCAGGGCCGTCTGGGCCTTCGTTGCTCCGTTCGCCCCGGCTATCGCCGCAGCCACAGCCGTGTTCCTGGTTGTGCAGGATCTGTACACCTGGATCAACGGACGGGACTCGCTAGCCGGTCGTCTGTTCGGGCCGTTCGAGGACGTGGCCAAGGCCGTTCGCGCACAGATCGATGCCGTCCGTCAGTGGGTGTCCGACTTGATGGCCACCGTGGACGCCCTGTGGAAGCGCGTATCCAGCATAAGCGGCCTCAAGGGGCTGGCAGGTGACGCCGCCTCGGCGGTAGGCAAAGGCGTGTCCGGCGTGGCTTCGGCTGCAGGCTCGTTCGTGGCTGACACAGCGTCCTCGGCCTGGGGATCCATCAAGGAAACCCTCGGCTTCCGGCAGAACGTGACAGCCACCACGACGGTCAACATCCAGGGCAAGGCTGACCAGGCTACAATCAATGAGATTGGCCGAGTCACGGAGAGATCCGTGCGCGGGGCTGCCTCTGAGGCTGCAAAACGATGAACTACGTGATTGACGGAAGGTCCGGAACCCTGAAGTCGTGGGGTTCCCTGAATGCCGACATCCAACTGACGGCGGTTACTTCGTTCGAGGTCAAGGACCAGCGCAAGCTGTCCACCTATGCAGGGGCATGGGGTGGGTTCGACGTGATGACGGGCATCGGTCCGACGGAGCGCGTCCTGACCGTCAAAGGGCGGGTCAGCAACGACCTAACCTCCCGTGACGCTACTGCCCGTGTGCGCGCCACACTGGACAGGCTGATGGAATCGCAAGAGCCGGTGGCCTACGTGAGCCCAGTAGCCAGTATCCCACGGGGGGTTCTGACTGGCGTGACCATCACTCAGGCCGGCGTGTCGGCCATGGACGTAGAGCTCACCATTAGGGCTATCCGCACTGTGGAAGCCGAGTCCGTGGCCGGCGAGAAGGCCCCGCCCAGGGCCAAGAAGGGTGGCAAGACCACGGACAAGCCATCGGACGCGCTGAGCAGCAAGACCAAGGGCGACAAGGTGGCCTCCAAGCCCGCTGCAGAGAATCCGCAGGATGGGCGTAGTCTCCTAGCCAAGTTCACTGACGCGACTAGTAACGGCATTGATGGGTTGATGAAATGGAAACCGTTCTGACGAGCTATCAGCGGGTCGAAGGGCAGCAGCACACCTGGGCGTGGGGCGGGGCTACGTTCTACGCCCGCTGGAACCGCGTGCTCTGGCAATGGGTTGTGGTCGTGCAGCACAAAGGGCAGCGGGCCCTGGGGAATGGGTCTGCCAAGACTGCTACAGCGTCGATCCAACACATCGGGGAGGGGGTGTTCGAATGCAAGACGTGGTAATCACCCTCGTAGGGGAGTCCGGAAGCTACCGCCTCGTAGGAGCGTGCCACTCGATCGAGGTTGTGCGGGCCGAGGACGGCAAGGCCAGTGACGTCACGGTCAAACTCCAAGACGTACCTCGGGCCATCGGCCAGCAGGCTACAGGCGGCGCATATCACACGGTGCGGATCGAGCATCCGGTATTGCCGATCTCTGCCGACGTCGTTACTGTGGGATGGGACGTCGTAGCGGGCGAGCTCTCGATCTCCGGCGGGGAGGATGCGGCCACATGGAACACCAAGCGCGTGGCACTGTCTTTCCCGTCAAGTACACCTCTGCAGCAGGTAGCCCAGGCCGTGGCGGCCGCGTCCGGATTGCCCGTGATCGGGGCCGATGCGGTCGTGTTGCCAACCTGCCCACGGACATTCTCATGCCTGTGGCGCGACGCAATGCGGCAGGCGTTTGGCCGCAAGTGGGCTGTCACAGCCTCCGGCGTCGTGTGCGGCGGTGAGGCGGCCTCCATAACGATCAGTGACCAAACGACCTACGGAGTGTCCCAAGTTCGACGCGAGCGACTGGATGACGGTAGCGTCACGGTCAGGACTACCGTCGTTCTACCGCTGACACCGTGCGATGTGGGCGCCAAGGTCTCCGGCCTCGTGGGCGAGATCGGGGTTGCCGGCCGAGTCACCAAGGTCGCCCACGTGATAACATGGCACGAATCTCTGACAACCATTGAGGTCGAGCGTGAGTGATGTCCAAATCGTGACCGGAAAGATCCGGTCCGTGCAGGGCGCGCTGGCCGTCGTGACGCCAAACGGGCGCGGCGACGACCAGGCCCCGTGGCCAGACGTGCATGACTGCAGGGTCCTGACCCTGACCGGGTCCGGAGGCACAGCATCCTTGGCCATGCAAGCCATGGCCGGCGATGAGTGTCTGTTGCTGTTCGCTGGCGAGGACAAGACCTCACCCTATTGCCTGCCATGCAGTGTGTCGGCGCCGCAGTCGGTTATGCTGGTCCACGGGAGCGACTCTGTGAGAGTGTCGGGTGGCGGGATCAGTGTATTTAGCCAAACGGGCCGGGTCAATGTTACCGGTGGCGCCGGGGTCATCGTGTCAGCACCCAGGATTGAGTTCAGTGGTAATGTAACCGTAACTGGCAACCTGTCGGTTACCGGATCGATGACCAACGGCGGCAAGAATATCGGCGCCGGTCACAAGCACAGCAACGGCACGGCTCAGGACGGAAATACTGGGGCGGTGATATGAGAGACTTTCAGCTCAACGCGGACGGCGACCTCGTGGACGGCAATCTGGCCGAGGATGACGAATCCATTGCCCAGTCGTGCAAGATCGCGCTCCAGGCATGGAAGGGGGAAAGCCCGCTCCAGCCGAATCGCGGCGCAGACTGGCACAGGTTGGCCGCCCACGCCCGTGAACAGGATGTTGTGTCCGCGGTTATTGCGGCCATCAGCCGTGTACGGGGCGTGTCAACCTTTGGTATCACGGGTGTTAGAATTGACCCGACCACACGGGTAGTCTCCGTGGATGTGCAAATCAACGGAACAGGACAGACAATCGATGTTTGACGTGACGCAAGGAGCTCCGAACGTTGCCGATATCCGGCAGCGGCTCTCGGAACGCATCACTGCCGCGATCCCAGACTCGGATACTGGGAGGGATTCGGCTCTCGGCCAGCTGTTGGACATTGTGGCCGAAGAGGCCGCGTTGTCCTATGAGTACGCCGAGTATGCGTACCTGCAGAGTAAGTTGGCCACGGCAACGGGCGCGGCGCTCGATGACATCGCTGCCATTGTCAATGTGCAACGCCGGCGCGGAACCCGGCCTTTGTATGCCGCCTTCGTAATCGGCACGCCGCCGGACGTGATCCGGTTCTCGGACGGCACCCAGGGGCGCATCACCAAGCGCTCGGCCGGCCGGTTCGGGTATCTTAGGTCATCGATTCGTTACCCCGGGGTGGCAGCCAGCGAGGGGGCGCTGATTTCGTCGAAGAACCTGGTGGCGCTCGGAGATATCCTGACCCACCGTGACACGGAGTTCGGTAACCCGAAGCCCCTGGAAGCGATCGGCGCTACCGACCTATCGTACGTGGAGTTCGATACACCACCATCCGACACGACGGGCGACGGGTGGCAGGTGGTCGCTCCGAACCCACCGATGCGCTCCAGTGGCAACACTGACGACGAGTCTGACAGCTCCCTTCGCGCCCGCATTCGTCCGCAGACCCAGTTGATCGGCGGCACGATCGCAGCCATCGAGGCGGCCTTGGCCGCCGAAGGTATGTCAGCCACGGTGAGTGAGTGGCTGGCCCCATCCCTGTCGCCGCAAGGTCAGCCACCGGGCACGATTGCGATTGCCTTCCATGCCCCCGTGGATCCGGCCAAGGCCTCCGCAGTCATCAAGCGTGCACGCCCCGCCGGAATCCCGACCTGGGCCCCAGAGGCTGGTGGCTATCGTGACCCGACAACGGGCGAGCAATGGATCGTGTCCGCCACTCGCGTGGTCAACGTGACGATCCAAGGCGTGACCGTCGTGCCAGGACAGACCCGCAGTAACCTGGCCGCCGACGCTATCATCCGCCGCGAAGTGGTTAAGCCCGGCATGGTCTACGGCCAGAAGATCGCCGCGATCCTGGTCAACGAACTGCCGTGGCTGCTGGACTGCACGGTCCTGTTGAATGGGGCTGCGTCTATCCCGACCGACGCCAGAACTACCGAAGTGGGGACGATCACATGGACCAGCTGACCTGGCTGCAACAGAGCCTCCAGAAGCCCCGCCTCTCGGCGGTGGCATACGCCCTGGCCGAGATATTCCCTCGGCCCGACGTGCCCCGCATTGTGATCAGCAATCAAGACGCGGCACGAGGCACCTACAACAGCGCATCGAAACTGGCACCAGACCACCTCGAGTACCCTGGGTTCATCCTCCGGTACCGGGGGATGAATGCTGGCGGGAACTACGTCAATCACGGCTGGTCCAGGATCTACACCGACCACATCGGAATCCTGGGCGGACAGGTGACAGTCGCCAATGACGGGTTCATGACGGGCGTCACCAAAAACATCAATGGATACGACCCCGCGAGCAATCCATGGACCCTATACTCGAACAACCTGTTTGCCGGTCGCGGAGAATCCATCATCGGCGAATCCGGCTCTGATGGTCGACGCTCGGTCGGGGATGGGGTCAGTGCATTCGCCTCGCTCGTGCCTTCGCTTCCAGGGTTGCTGACCGACGAAGGTGAGTCCGCCATCTTGGATTACGATGGTACAATCCTGCTGACCGACGCGATGACGTTCCAGGAGCCCTCGTCGCGTGGGTTCACTTCGATCCAGTGGCTGACAGAATCCGAAACCAGAAGGGCCTAAATGAAGCACTTCGCACCCAATGACGAGTCGTCGAATCCGGCGAACAGTCAGTACAACAACCACAGAACGCCCCCTCGGTCGCTCATGGCGGCCGGCTTCCTGGGCGCACGCCCCGGACGGATCGGCTCCCCCGTGGCAGCCGAGTGGTTCAACTGGCTGTTCTCCCAGCTCACCGTGTCGGCCCCGTTCTACATGGGTAAACCTGATAGCGGTCAGATCTCGATCCCGAATCTGTTCAAATACCGTGTGGACGGCCAGCAGATCATCAAGGCCTTCGAGATCCGCGGCTTTGCTGACGATGGCTCGCTGTCCAATCGCAAGCTCGTGCCAATGCCAGATTACCGTGTTGGCGCCACCGCCCAGCCGATCAATGGCGTGGTTGTGGCAGCAGACGTGATCAACATCAACGTCAACACGACCTGTGGCAGCGCGTCCAAACACGTGCTCATTCAACCCTTGACCGAGGCACCCTGATCATGGCACTGACGGCAACCGAAGAGAACCAGCTGCGCGAGCTGCTGCGACGGACAAATACCACCTCCAGCGGTAAGCTGGCTCACGACCTGTCCTCATGGACCGGAGCTCAGCCGTCGCAGGTTTGGATCTCGGCCGTTGGCAATCGCCTTGTGCGAACGACGGGCCATGAGGTGGCGGCGATGGCTACCCTGGCCGACGTAACCAGCGGCAATGCGTCCTCGGCGTCCAATACGGTCAACCACCTGATGACCCGTGACGCGACCCGTGCTGAGATCACCCGGATGACGCAGTCGGCAATCAACGACGCGGCTAACCTGGGCCGTGTCGCACAAGCCTCGGCCAACACCAACACGGCGTCCATCAACAACCTGCGGTCCGATCACAGTGGCAGGCTCACAGCCATTGAGAACTGGCGCCGGTCGTTCGTGGACCCAGGGTTGGAGCGCCGCATCGGTGTGGTCGGCGGCGTGTACGAATCTAACCCGATCATGCAGGCCGGCCCAATGAACCCCCCTGGGGGCGACATCACCAACCGCACGCACAGGTTCAGGGTGGCACTGACCCGTGACCCGATGATCTTCTTCTCGCTGCAGGGCGACGTCAACTACCCCCGCTACGAGTTCCTGGTCGAGGGCGGCAAAGTGGTCGGCTTCACCATGTTCCACAGCCCGCCGCCGGGACGCTGGATGGCCATCGGGCAGCAGGCGTAACCACGTGTGCTAGAATCAATCGGGCCAGGATCTCTGGCCCGTTTCATTTTTGCGACAGTGCAGCAATGGACCTCAATGACCTCCAGCGCCTGGCTACCATCATCACCCCCATTGCCCTTGCGTGGGTGGCGGCCATCCAGGCACGCATCACCAAGCAGTCTGATCAGTTAGCCGACCTCGAACGCAGAGTCATGCAGGCTCGCGTAGAAGCCCAAAAGGAAGCTGTGAGTCGCAGTGAGATCGAGCGCCTGTCGGCTCAGATGGGGCAGATGCTGGCGATGATGCGCCAGCAGACAGGGCAGTTGTCCCGCCTGGAGGACCGGATCGAGGGAGGCCGCCGTGGCTAAGCAGAGTGAACGAGACCTGCAGCGCCTGCAGGGCGTCGACACCGTGCTGGCCGCGGTCGCCTTGCAGGTAATCGCAAGGCACCCGGTGGAGTGCCACGTGACAGAAGGCTTGCGTACCGCGGCCCGCCAGAAGGAACTCGTGGCAGCCGGCAAGTCGAAGACTCTTGACAGCAAGCACCTCACCGGCCACGCAGTGGACCTTGTGGTGATGCCGGGTGGCAAGCCGGACTGGAGTCCGAAGGCATACACCGAGCTGGCCCGCACCTTCGCACAGGTGGCGCTGGAGTTCGGGCTGCCAGTACGCTGGGGTGGATCCTGGCGCTGGATCAGTGGGCCGAAGTGCCACGATTACCCGTTCCTGACTGCCAAATTCTTCGATGGACCGCACTTTGAGGTAGAGAGATGACGCTGATTGACGACTGGAAGCAAGCGTGGCGCCTGTTCAGTGTGCAGGTTGCTGCAGTGCTGGTGACCCTGGAAGTGGCGGGTGACTACCTTCCCGAAATCAAGGAGTACCTTGGAGATGATTACGCCAAATGGGTTGGTCTTGCTATCATCGTGGCTCGCGTCATTCGCCAGACGCCTGCCCGTGTGGATGCTGACACACGCCATGGCGGCGGCGCTGGGGATGCTGGCGCTGCACCAGTGGCACGAGGCGAAGAGTGATGCCCAGCACATCCGGGCACTGGAACAGATCGCCAAGGCAGAGCGGGCGGGTATCAAGCGCGCACAGCAGATCGACCGCAAGTATCAGGCTGAGATCCGCCGCCTGCGTGCTGATGCTAGCCGTCACACTGGGGGCCTGCACGACCACAACACCAGTGGCACCGGTCACGCCGTCAGTGCTCCAGGAGGCTCCACCGGCTGGAGACTTTCGGATGAGGCTGGAGCGTTTCTTCGAGCCGAAGCAGATCGGGCTGACGAGCTGAAGGCCTGGGCGGACGCGTGCTGGGCATATGTGCAGCATAAATGAAAAAAGGGGGTAATATTACCCCCTTTTTGCTTCGATTACCCCTATTCGCACTTCTGACCGATGGCATCAAACAACTCGCGCCCGCGACGCTTTGTGTCAGGCGAAGGGGAGGACCTCATGGCCCTGGCGATGTCACGAGCCCGTGAGCAGGCTTCCGGATCCTTTGCGGCCACAGCAGTCTCAACGATGGCCAGCTCGTGGGAGGCAATGCTCCTGTGCTCGCTCGGCATATCCCCGGGTGAGGTCAGGTACCGGAACACGATGTAGCCCCTGGGGGAGAGGCCGTACGGCCTGCAGTCGGGCCCGAGGTAGTTGCACCAGTTGGCAGCTACAGCGCCCTGATGGGCAGGCTCCGAGGCATGCACAGCGCAGGAGTGGAGGATGGCGAAGGCGGCGATAGCCGCGTAGATGAGGATGAGTCGAGTCTTGTCCATAACGGTCACAGGCGTGTGATGGAAACGGAGAGCTTGTCGCCCACAAACTTTGCACGGCACTGGGCGTTGCCGATCTTCTCGGACCAGGAGAACCCTCCCTGGGCCCCAAGGTCGCCAGGAGCTTGCGTCAGACCTTCTAAGCCAACAAGTCCTTGCTCGCAAGCAGTGAGCTCGTGCACGGAGACCGTGAGTCCATCGCGATCGGCCACACCGACGATGTAGTGCCCGACCTGAAACCAGCCCGGAGCGATGTCTCCGTCGTTGATTTCGGGCTCCAGGGCGTCGTAGGCCGTCTCACGGAGGGTTGACTGCTTGATAGCCTGGAGCGCGTTCCAGGCCAGGATCTCGCGGCGGGCACGGGCGTCGGAGTATTCGTCCGAAGCCTGCATCCGCTCCTCTTCGGCTCGGAAGCCGTAGGTTGTGGTGGTCATCATGATTGCGTGAATCCTCGGAAAGGGGCCCGAGGGCCCCTGTGGTTTGAATCAGATTTCGAAGAACTCGAGGAAGGCATAGCCGACCGGAATCGTGACCGGATCCGTGCCGCGGTTCAGGACGGCGACTCTAATCTCTCTGCCAGCAGGCACAGCCGTGGTCAGCAGCTCGCACATGTCGAGCGGACTATCGCCACACTTGTCGAGGGACAGGACCAGGTGACGGTCACTGGACAGGCCAGTCCCAATCGAGCGGACTTCGTTGGCTGGAATGACGACGTGCTCAGCTGAGTCAATGACTCCAGAGAAAGGGGTGACGTTGGTCGAGGATGCGTCGGAAACGAGTTTGGTAAACATGGTTGAGTTACTCCGGTTGTGGGTTGTGAGTCAAACAGAGGCCAGCTCGGCCTCAAAGAACACGGGCATCGTGATGCCCAGGTACCGATGAGCCTTGAGGATAGCCATCGCCTGTGTGTGTGCATCGTAGCCGAGGGGATTCACCTTGTCAAGTCCTTTGGTGAACCGTGCAACAGCTTGCTTGCGGCCACGGAAGTCCTGGGTGTACAGGATACCATCGCTGCCGATGATAGCGCAGAGAGCTTGGGTTGCGTAGCCGCGGGCGATTTGACGATCCATGATTTGCACTCCTGTGTGTGCGTTGTCGATGGGATGCATTATGAGCCACCCCATCGAGATGTGCAAGTACCGCCTGTCGGGTCTAGATGGTCTTCAGCAGGTGCTTCCGCTTCTCACGGACCAGGAATCGGGACTGTGACCAGCCGCCGCAGTCCGAGCAGCGATACCGCTGGTAGCGGCCAGCCACGGTGGTCGTGAATCCCCGGGGCACGACGTTGGCGCTACCACAGCGCGGGCAGTGGTGAGCCTCCTCCTCGCGACCTTGTGACTGAGGCACCAGACCAGCGAACTGCGGGCCACGGGCCCAGGGCAGGACACGGTTCAGCAGCTCGCACATGGATTCCACATCCATGTTGTTGTAGAGCCGCATCTCACGCTCGGCAGCCGGGTTGCGGTTCAGCCACTCGATCCACAGGGCCAGGCCGGGGAACTTGGCGTGTGTCCGCTTGGACCTCTTCTGGTCACGGGTCAGGTGTGACAGCTTGTACGAGGTCTGGCCCCCAATCTGGCGGGCCATCAGCATCGTGTCCAGGATCTTGGGCTTGGGCAGAGGCGTGAGACCGCAGCGGTAGAAGGCCCCGTTGATCATCGGCCAGTCGAACCGGGCGCCATTATGAGCAACCACGTGGGTGGCGTCCTTCAGGATCTCCCACAGGGCTGTGACCAGCTGTTTGTCGTCCCTCTGGTTGGCCTGCTCGAAGGTGGACAGGTACTTGGCCTTCTTGACCTTGCCGAACTCCCACTCAGCCCAGGAGAACGAGATCAGGGTAGACTCCTGCTGGATGTGATCGATGGAGACCACCTGCTTGCCAGTTCGCCAGACATAGGCGACGCAGGGGGCTGTTTCGATGTCAAGGGCGATGACCTTTGGGCCATCATGGGGTTTCTTCTGTTTCATTTGCTATTGTCCAGGATTGAGGCTGCGAGCTGGGCCATCTTCTCGATGCCCCGATCGTTGCGGAAGATGATATCGCCCTTCATGCGGGTAATGCCAGCCTCAGATGTATGAGCGGGCACGGTGAGCATATCAGCGGTCGGTTTTCGCCGAATGTGGATGATTGTTCCGCCTAGCGAGCGAATCAGTTCTGCCTCGTTATCAAAGCGGACGTCAGGCACTATCACGACGTTGGCCGTCCTGTCCAGCTCATGCCTCCATATGCGCAGCCACAGGTCGGGCAGGAGGCTTCTCCCCCACTCCGTGCCAAGGGTCTGCATCATGACGCGTGGCGTCACCTCCCCGTCCAGGAATGGCACAGGGATGTTCTTGGATAGGTCGGATACATCTACCCCAATGGAGGCGAGCATCCGTTTTAGCGGCCCGGCAAAGGGGTGTTCGCGGAACTTCTGGCCACGGAACTCGACGAGTCGGCGGAACTCGCCGGAGAGTGTGGACTTGCCCGATTGCGCCGGGCCTGCGATACCGGTGAGAATCATTGAATCATTCCCCTTGTGAATGTTTGATGGATTTCTCGAACTTGCGGACTGCGTTCCTCGCGCTGATCTCCATGAGAACGAAGATAAGTGCTACGAGGACCAGGAAGAGAGTGAGGATTGTGACCGGATGCATGTGTATGCCTCTAGGACTTGCGAGAAGGCCGCTAGGAGCGCTTTTGGGTCTTGTGTGGTATCACCACCTTACCGACACTCAGAAGAGCTCCAATTGGCTTGTAGGCCCCCGTAGGGGCCATGATTGAGATTCTGCCTCACACAGGGGGTTGTGTCAAGCTACCGTCTGTCGGACACGTACCAGCCTCCGACCTTCCGGCGAGCGATTAACGGCACGGGGGGTAGAAGGGCTTCGCCAAGCTTTCTGCCGTTGATCTTGGGGCGTCGCGGCTGGCCATTGGACCTGAAACCGTAATCGCTGGTCTCGGCATCGATGACGGCCTTTTGCCACAGCGAAGCGGTCACGCCATTCACAACGGCTCGCAGGGCTGTCACGAACGGGGCGCGAATGCCTGCGATCTTCTCCAGTGCCCGTAGGCGGGCCTCCAGGGTCTCGCCCAGTGGCTCACTGGCATGCACGAACGAGGCGCTGATATCCCACTGTGCTGGCGGCGACGCCCAGGGGTCTGAGCTTTCGATGATCCGTCCGTACCTGCTGTTTCTGCCGACGAGCACAACGGGCAGGTCGCCGCACCGAAGGGCGAAGTATTGCCGGTCACGACGCCCTCCATGCACCTTCTTGGCGACAGCTTGCACGGTGCTCGCCCGGGGCTTGCGCCCCGTCCGCTCGCCAATCGGCCGAACCCATTCACCATGCCCGGCCAGTGCCAGCCTGCCAACAGCTTCAAACGATTCAAGCCGCTGAGCACGCAGCAGGTTGCGCGCTTCAACGGCCCGCTGCGTCTCGTGCCCTCGCGTCGCTGGCGCGGCATTCAGCCACCGCCCCACGGCCCGCCTGGCCGCGGTCACGATGGCGTTGTCGTTGCCTGCGGCGTCATGCACTGCCTCGCCCCTTGTCGCGCCAAGCAGGCATCCGCCCACACGGTTCTCCGGGATCATCGTGACCAGCACACGGGTGGCTGACCACGGGTGGTCCTGGATTGGCTTCCACTTGCGATCGCCGGCAACATGGCCAATGGATCCCAGTACATCGTTCGGCACGCACAGGGTGGCCGATCTGATCGTGTCTCTACTACGTGGCATTGCGCCCTCTCCTTGCGCCGGCCGGTGACGGGGTGTCACCTTCATTTCCGGTGCATGTTTCATGTCGCGTATCTTACCCCACCCCCGGTGTCAAAACAAGCCTTCGGGAAAAGTATCGCTTTCAAGTGCAGGATGGTTGGCAAACTTGGGCGCTCTACTTTTCGCGACTCTTAGTAAGAGACTATATAGTTATCCACAACCCTACATAGGATGTGCAACTAACAATAAGTAGAGCGCCCAAGAGCACTTTTCCAGTCTTTATGCGGTTCTTCAGGGGGTGGGGCAAGTTACATGGTTGCTGCAATAAAATTTTTCTTGCAACAACCATGTAACTTACCCTACCCCCTGTTTTTGAGGGTCGGGCGGGTTAGTTGCACGGTGCCGGCGGGTTAGTTTCAGGCACTTGAAACGGGTACTTTTGATGATGGGGGTAGGGTAAGTTACATGTCTTGGTCGACCAATTTATTTTTTGAAACAGGCACTTTTCCCGAAGAGCACATGCACATAAAATGGGCAAAAAAAGAGCCCGGAATCGGGCTCAAAGGCTGTGGATAACCTGTGGATAAGTCTGCCCTAGAACAGCTCGGGCTCCTGTGTCAGGGGCGGTGTGTCCGCCTCATCCACTGGTGTGCACGAGGCGTCCTCGGCTGCGATTCGGGTGTACGCGCCCATGGCTTTGTGGGTGCGATCAAGGTTCTCGGACACGATCTTTGCGGCCACGCCCTGTGACTGGAGGGTGAGATCCGGGTGCTCAGACTGCCAGTCCTTGGACCCCTCTGGGTTGTGTTTGGTCGGTCGCCTTGGGTCTGGGAAGCCCTCGCGGGCCTCCTGGAGGGGCACTGTGACCGCACTATCAGAGGCCAGGGTTGCGCCCCGGATGAGCAGCATGCAGCC